TTAAGAACTTATGTTCTTAGGCATAGTAATATGCTACCACTGATATTTAGAATTTTCTAATTTTTTGAGATATTTTATCTCATTTTAAATGTCGGTCGGTGTAATATGTCGATTATTATTTGATATATTATTTAAATAGGAATTAATAATTCGATTTCGATTTCGATTTCGATTTCTATATTGTAAACTATTATTAAACATATTATATAAATATATATTTATATTTATATATTTTTAATTTTTTTATTGTATTTAAATATGGATATAACTGTAAAAGATACCATTAATCTTTATTATTCAAATTATATTAAGAATAATAAAAAAAAGTTAATATATTATTTTACAATAGCTATTTTTTTCTCGATTATACAAACATTAGGAATAACTTTTTTATTAAACAAGATAACGCCCAATAAAAAAGACCGTATTTATATTTACTTATTAATTTTATATTTTATATTTATAATATACATAAATCATTTAATAAATAATTATACAAATATTATAGCATCAGAAGCAACAAAAGATGCACGAAGTATTTTTTTAAAAGAAATTATTAATAAATACTCAAATTCATATAAAGATATTAAAATAGGTGATTATGTAAATAGAATTATGAGCAGTACATTAGAAATAAAATTTTTTGTTTTAGAAACAATTACAATGGTTATACCTGAATTTACTGTTTTATGTGTTATTATAGTATTATTTTTATTTATTGATTATAAAATAAGTATCTTATTAGGCTTATGTTTATTTATATCAATTATACTAATAATTTATTTAGGAAAAAATATTTTAAAATTAAAATCTGAACAAGAAGATTTATTTTATGACATAATGGATAATTTAAATAATAAATATAATAATTTATTAAATACATTTATAAATAATGAAAATGAGCAAGAAAAAAAAAATATAATAGATGAACAAGAATTATATAAAGATGTGTCAATTAATGCTCAAAATAAAAATATTTTATTAACAACCTATTTATATATTGTTATTGCAGTTACGATAATAATATGTATGTTTATTTTTATAAAATATCCATTAGTTGATGAATATAAAAAATATTTTATTATTCTGATTATTTATTTTATATTATATTTTATTAGTGTTTCAAAAATGTTACGTCAAGTTCTATCATGTTTAGGTATTTCCATGGGTAGTTATCATTTTTTAAAAGATATATTAAATTCAAAAAATACTATTAAGAATTTTACTATTAAAAATGGACATATAAAAATTTCAAATGTATATTTTGGTTATAATAATAAATATGTATTAAAAAATGTAAATTTAGAAATTAAAGATAAAGATAAAATAGCATTAATTGGTCGTTCAGGTTCAGGTAAAACAACTTTAGCTAAATTATTATTAAAATTACATGAATATAAAGGAAATATTTTTATTGATAATAAAAATATAAAAGATATTTCAAATGAAGAACTACGAAAAAAAGTAATTTATATTAATCAAAGAACTGTTTTATTTGAAAAATCAGTACTTGATAATATTAATTATGGAAATAACATTGATAAAACTAAAATTATTAATATATTAAATAAATATGATTTAACACTTATTTTTAATAATCTTCCAAATGGTATTAATGAAATAGTTCGTGTAAATGGGGGTAATTTATCATTAGGAATGCAGAAAATTATATTATTAGTACGAGGTATTTTAAAATCAAGATATAGTAATGTTATCATAATTGATGAACCATTGGCAAGTTTAGACCAAAATACTGTTAAAAAAGTATTAAAAATGATTAAAGAAGAATGCAATAATAAAACATTATTAATTATAACACATGATAAGGAAATATTTCCAATTGTTAATAAAATTATTGATTTAAATAGTATAAATAATAAATAATAAATAATAAATAATAAATTATAAATTATAAATTATAAATTAAAACATAATAATTATATATACATAAATGAATATATTTTTATTATACCCATCACAATTATTTAGTAATATTGATAAATTACTAAATAAAAAAATATATTTATTAGAAGACCCTATTTATTTTAATGAACATAAATTTCATAAATTAAAATTAGCTTATCATCGTGCAACAATGAAATCCTATTATAATTTCTTAATAAATAATTCGTTAAAGGTCACTTATATAGATTTTGATAAAATGACCAATTTTTATCAAAATATATCAGATTCAACTATAGAAATATATGAATTATATGATAATACTTTAATGAAAAAATGTAAAAAATATTTACCAAATATAATTATACATGAATCATTAAATTTTTTAGTTAATAAAAAAATATTAGATGAGACTAAAGATTTATTTTATAAAAATAATCATTATAATCATAATGAATTTTATAAAATGCAACGACGAAGATTAGATATATTAATAAATAAAGATGGAACACCAAAAGGAGGAAAATGGTCATTTGATACTGAAAATAGAAAAAAAATACCAGTAAATATAAAAATACCAGATATATTAGATTTAAAATTAAATTCTAATCAAGAAACCAATAAGTATATTTTGGAAGCAATTGAATATGTAGAAGGTCATAAATTATTTTCAAAAAACTATGGTTCATTAGATAATTTTATTTATCCTATAAATCATAATGATACTATTACATGGTTAGAATATTTTTGTCATAAAAAATTTGAAGATTTTGGTAAATATGAAGATGCTGAAACAATGCGTGATCCATTTTTATTTCATAGTGTTTTAACTCCAATGATGAATGTGGGATTAATTACTGATAAAGAAGTTCTGAATATTATAAAAAAATATGAAAATAAAATATGTATAGCATCCTATGAAGGATTTATTCGACAAATAATTGGATGGAGAAATTATAATTTATGTATTTATATTTATGATGGAGAAAAATTGAAAAAGATGAATTTTATGAAACATACAAATAAAATAAATGATAAATTAATATGGTCCGGAGAAACAGGAATTTTACCATATGATAATGTTGTAAATAAAATTAATAAATATGCTTATGCTCATCATATTGAACGATTAATGTATTTAGGAAATTTTTTATTTTTATGTCAAATAAAACCTAAAGATGTTTATAAAGCATTTATGATGTGGACAATTGATGCATATGAATGGGTAATGGTTCCAAATGTTTTCTGTATGTCTCAATTTGCTGATGGAGGATTAATGATGAAAAAACCATATTTTTCATCATATAATTATATTTTAAAGATGAGTGATTATAAAAAAGATGAATGGTGTGATATCTGGTATGTATTATATTATAATTTTATAAATACTCATAAAATATATCTAAAAAGTAATTATGGTACTTCTATACAAGTAAGTAATTGGAATAAAAAATCATTACTTGAACAAAAAGATATTTTAAAAAAAGCAAATTATTATTTGAAACTTTTTTTAAAATAAATAGATGAAATATATGTTTTATTTTTATTTTTATTTTTTTTATTTTTTTATTTTTTTATTTTTTTATTTACGAACTAAAATATAGATTATCATAATTGCCATTAAAAATATTAAAATAAAAATAATAGATGTTAAAATAATATAAGGATACATTCTTTCAAATAAATAAGTTAAACTTGGTTCAACTAAATGTGTATTTAATTTTTCTTTTACTTTTTTCTGTGATATTTCATTAATAAATATATCAATTATTTCATTAACAATATCTTTTTTAATATCCATATTTATAAATAATAAAATATTATATAAAATAAAACTAATTATATTATAATAGTAAGTATATAATAGTAAATATATAATAGTAAATATATAATGAATAAAATTAATATAGAAAATATCATTTTTGGAAGTTCAAGTAATAATTTTTATAGTATTAAAAATAAAAGAAGTAATAAATCTTTAAAATTTAAATTAAAGAATGTATTTTTACCATTTGGTTTAGATGAAGAATATAATAATTATCATTTAAAATTTGAATTAAATGATAATGATTTTGAACATGTTGAATTTAAAAACACAATTAAGTTAATAGAAGATAAAATTATAAATGATTTTAAATGTAATCATAATGAATTGAAAAATGTTATTAAAAAACGAGAGGAAAAAAAAGATTTATTAGTATGTCGTATTAAAAAATTTAAAACAAATATTAGTATAAATATTAGCTATAATGATAAAGATAATAATTATTTAAAAACAGTATTTGATATTGGTAAAAATATTTTTGCTGATATTGACATAGAAATAAGTAGTTTATGGGATTTTAGACATTTATCAAAAGAAGAAAATAATATAGGATTAATTGTATATATATCAAAAATACACGTTTATTAATATATAAAATTAATATTATTATTTATTGTTTGCGTTTTCATATAAATAAAAAATTATAGTTAATTAATAAATGGAATATACTTCAAATTCAAGTTCAATATATGATTTTAATCATTTAAATTTTGATTTTGATTATAAAAATAGATTTATTAATTGTTTATTTGATAATGAAAAAAATTTTATGTTTGAAACTCCTTTTTTAAAAGTACTAAAACCATTACATGTATCAAATAGTAAAAAAAATATAGAAACAAATAAATATATTATATTAGAAACATTAAATAATTTACAAAATAATAATGAATTTATGATTGTTGTAAATAAAATACACGAAATCAGTCAAGAAAATATTAAAAAATATAGTAAAGCATGGTTTAATATAGAACTAGATGATTTTGGATTAGATATGAAAGTAAGACTTCCAATTGATAATCAAAAAAATATTCAATTTATAAAAATAATTATAGGCAATGATCAAATATTATTAGATAAAATTAATAATTTAGAAAAAAATACATATATTTCAATGAACATTAAATACAAAGGATTAAGAGTATTAAGTGATAATTTAACTGAAGAATGGGAATTAATAGATTTCATAACTCAAGATGAATATGATAAAAATAGAGAAGCATCAAAAAATATTGAAATTGAATCATATTTAGAAAATAAATTAAATTTAAATAATATCAATAATGATGAACTAGATGAAATACAACATATTGATGAAAAAGAACAAGTTAATAAAGAATTACAACAAGTTGATGAAATACAACAAGTTGATGATGAAATACAACAACTTGATGCTGAAATACAACAAGTTGATAATGAAATACAACAAGTTGATAATGTACAAAATGATAATAATGTAATTCAAGAAGTTGAAGTTCAACAACAACAAGTTAGTAATGAAAATAATAATATTAAAAATAATAAAGAAAAAAATAAAAAAAAGAATATATTAGAAAAAAATAAAAAAAAGAATATTATTCTAAAAAATAATGTAGAATATATTAAACGAAAACATAAAGTTTTAATTTGGTAATATATATAATAATTTAATTAATCTTTTAATTTATATAAAAAATATTTAAGTAATAAAATTAAAATTTTTTTTATATGTATAAAATATAATATGGTTAATGAAAATAATTCTAATACTGGAAAAATTTTTAGATCAATAATAATTTTAATTATAGTAGCAGCATTAGGATATTTTATTTATTATTTATGTAATAAAAATATTCAAACAAATACAATTATGGACGAAGAACCAATTAATATAAGAGAAACTTATAATGATGAAGAAGAAAGTATTAAATATCATTCTGAAGAAGAACATCATTCCAAAATGGAAAGTATGACTAATATGAAAGAACATTTTGCATCAAATGAAAATAAAATGGATTATTTAAGTATGGATAAAAATTTTGAAGAAGAAAGAAACGATACTAATTTTCCAAAACAACAACTAAGTGCTGAAGAATTGCTACCTAGTGATAATTCAACATTATGGGCACAAGTTAATCCTGCTGGCGAAGGGTCATTAAAAGATAGAAATTTCCTACAATCTGGTTATCATATTGGTATTAATACTGTTGGTCAAACATTAAGAAATGCCAATCAACAATTAAGATCTGAACCACCAAATCCTCAAGTAAAAGTAAGTCCTTGGTTACAAAGTACTATAGAGCCAGATGTTGGAAGAAAACCTATGGAAATTGGTGGATGTGCTTAATTATTTTAAAAAAATATTTTTGTTACTATTTTTAATAATTATTATTAAAAATATATTCTTTATCATATTTTTATTTGATTTTGATTTTGATTTTGATTTTGATTTTGATTTTGATTT